CTTCTCTTTCTGAATGCGTAGTACAAATGCATTGTAAATGATTCTGGTAAAATAAGCAAACGGATTGTTAGACTTGTCAGGGTCAAAGTTGTTCAGATATAAGATGCAGTTTTCGATACCGTCAGATATCATTTCGTCTTTGTATGAGTAGTTTACAAAGTTGCCTTTCGACGACAGCTTGGTCGCTATCTGATAGATGCATAACCCAACGTATTCTGGTATTTTAGGTTTGGGGAGCCCTTTCTCTTCCGCCTCTAGACGTTTGGCTTTGTACTCTATCATGGCGGCATAAAACGACTTGTTGTCAACGTAATGGTTTTTAGACATAATAAAAAAATCCTTTGCTTTACTTTTTTAGCGATTCGGTTATAATCAGGAATGTCCTTTTCAGTTAATACTAGTATTAGCAGTACCAGTAAAGTCTAACAGATTCTTAAAGGCTTCATATTCAGTATCTTCCATGGGAGCACTCTTTTTAGTTACGCTTCGTTCATAGAACTCTATGACTTCTTCATACACTTCCATTTCGGTGACAACGTGTCTTTTATCGATAAGGTAATCAGATTGAATACCATACCCAAAAGGATTAAACGGTGTAAGATACATTAGGGGAGCGTAGCTCACCGGATTATATCTAACATCAACGATCATAGGATATGAAACCAAAAACTCTGACTCTGTTTCAGCTTCTAAACGACCGATGATCAACTCAGACGTAACTAATTTTACTACAATGTGGTCCATGGTTTATCCTTTAAGATCGATGTTATACAGTTTATAATCAAAACCTTCTTCAGCGTATATTTTTACTCGTTCCTTGAAATGTTCAAGCGTATAATTCTTATGGCTTTTCCAAGATAAATCGTCTGCTATGTCAAACAATGTTACGGAGTTTTTGGTTTCAGATTTACGAAGTCCTCTACCAATTGACTGGAGCGTTTTAATTTTCGCTTTACTTGGAGAAGCGAATATGATATTATGCAGGTTCCTAATGTTTATCCCCGTTGAGAATGTGCCCGAGGAAGCGATTATGATTGCATTTGATTCAGTTTCTACAAGCTTGCGAATATCCTCACGCTCTTCGCCATCAACTCCGCCATGAATAAAGAATACTTTACGGTCTGGTGCAGAGCTTTGGATAAGGTTATATAATTCCTTACCATGTTTTTCTACATACTGGAATAGTAATAGTATATTACCTTTTAGAGATAAAGTCAAGTTCTTTATAAACTTATTTCGACCTAAATGCTTAACAATAAAGTCCATTTCTTGCTGATAATCTAAACCCTTTGTTTGTTTACGCACTGAATCATCATACTTTAAAAGTAAAAGCTTAATTTTTAAGTCTGCTAGATACTTTTGTTCAATAAGCTCTGAAGTAGTGGCTACTCTTTTTACAGCCCCAAACAATCCCTCTAGAACCATGCGATTGGTTTCAGTGCCGTCTAACGTTCCTGTAAACCCAAATCGATATTTGCATTGGTCAAGTTTCTCCATTAGAGTGCTTAAACTCTTAGCCTTAAAGAGATGAGCCTCGTCGCCTATCACAACCTTGAATTGTTTAAACCAAGCTTTTGGCATTTTGTAAATAGACTGCCAGGTAGATATGGTTACCGGAGCGTCCGGTGTTTTATCCGCTCCTGCAGTAATTTTATGTATGTTATCTTCGTCATATCCGTAGCTGACAAAATCAGAAGCCATCTGATGCACTAGAGATACTGTAGAGACTACGAGAAGCGTCCTGGAGGAGTAATACCTATTGAGTAGGTAAATGATGAGGGATTTACCAGAAGCCGTTGGAGAGAGTAGTAGAGAGCGATTACGGCGGACTGCATGCGCTAGCGCTTCTATTTGATAATCGTGCGGTTCAAATGGTAGTTTGAATGTTTTAGTAAACGCGATTGCTTGAGCTAACGAAAACTCAACCATGTTAAAGTCTTCGCCAACTAATTCGACTTCATAATCCCTAGACTTACAGAATTCTATTACGCTGTCTAAAAGCCCAGCGTATATAAAACGAGTGTTGACATTGAGTAGCCGTATCTTACCATCCCAAACCTTGTTACGTACAAGAGGATGAAACTTTGCATTGGGAACTAAAAACGTATAGCGGTCGCCTATCTCGTATAGAGTAGATACGTCGCAGTCTAGTTTTATGTAAAGCTCATTTACTTTGGAGATAGATACTTTTTCTGTCATGATGACCCATTACTAAATTTTTGCCATTCAATGTAATTCTTAATCATAAAACCACGTTCGGTTACATTCTTAATTATAGACTCCAAAAGCGTGATCTTTTCTTTCTGGTAGGCGAGCTTAAGCGTAAGATTGATAACATCTTTATCGGCTTCTAAGTGCATAGGAATATCTGACTTAAGAATGGAACGTGGATTAGGTTCCCAACCATTCTCTGCCAAAGTCTCGCGGTCGAGCGTGCCCATGAAGTATTCATACTTCTGAAGCTGTAGTTTTTTATATTCGGTTTCTAATTTGCGAAGAAGGAGCCGTTCTTGAGAAAATATCTTGTAATACTTGTTATGTAGCTTGGGTATCTTTATCGCTTCTTCACTTATCTTAGTCGTGTTGATTTCAGAGTCTTCTGCCCATAAGTCAAAAATATCATCAAGTTGCATAATGTATGCCTCATATTAAAGTCGTTCGTATGTATACTGTCTGTATCTGAACTCTGCACTAGCAGTCAAGTATCTAACATCTTCTAACGTAGAATCAAAAGAAAAGCCAGATAGTCTTTCTGGAACTACATCGTTGAAAGTAACCTTTATGTTTGGCGCCATAGCGCTATTCAGAATCAAAAGGTTTGCATCAACAATCACACCTTCTCCAAGATTCTTGTTAGCAGCAATCTTTCTATACTGCTCAAAAGATTCTGGGAAGCCTGTAGCGACAATCCAGTCATAAAGCTCAAAGTACCCTTGCATGTTCTCGTCAATTTTGAATGTGATAGAGAACGTATTAAAGGTAACGTGGTCACCAGCCATGATGACCTTGTTGAATGGAGTTTGTATGTCGTTAGTTCTATTCAACTCAAGCGTAGGAAATTCAAACCGTTGAATAAAATAATTGAAGTTAGGAAGTTTAGGTATGGTAAACTTGTAGCCTAACGGAGATAAGAAATTAATATCTTCTGGTTGTGTTTCTATACTCATGAGTAACAACTCTATTATACTATACTCATATTTATACAACTACGAAAATACTTTACCTGAATAAAAAAATACGCTATACTACCTAAGTAGTCAAGAAACGAAACAGTGGAGAACTGCCGTGCATAAAGTTAAACAGTACAAGCTGCCAGTAAATTATGATATCTACGACGGTGTACGTAGCATTAAACAAAAAATGGAAGAGCTTTTACAGAAAATTCGTGCTGGATATGTTTTAGATACTGAAGAAGTCGATTGGCTCGAATGGGCTGAACGAATGGTGGAGTAATAAAGAGTCTCTGTAGCTCAATTGGATAGAGCATCGGTCTTCTACACCGAGGGTTGGGGGTTCGAATCCCTCCGGGGACGCCAAATTTTTATTGTTATAAATTTTATTGCTTTACTTATTTGTTCTGATGAAGTATACTGATGTTACTGTGAGAAACAGTCTGTGAAACTTTTGGAGATAAACTATGAATACTGAAAATACTATGACTAAGATGGAACAGGTTCTAAACGTGCTACAGTCAGGTGAAGAACTAACCGCGAAGCAAATTCGTCATCGCTTCGGATTGGCTACCAACAATTCTGCTCGCGCCCTTATCAGCAAACTTCGTTCTGAAGGCTACGCTGTATATTCTAATGAACATACCAACTCGAAGGGACATGTCAAGAACAAGTATCGCCTCGGTGCGCCTTCCCGCCTCATTGTTGCGGCTGGCATCCAAGCTCTACGTGCTCAAGGCATTAACGCTCTAGGCTAAACGAACTAAAATTTTGGGCAAAAAAATGGGGGGACGAAAGTCCCCCCAATCATTTCCAACCGTCTTATTGTTATTATAGGATGTTGGATACTAGGAAACGACGATAGAACACGTTCACGTTCTGAACTAGAGTACCGTCTGAGGTTGTTGCACCACGTGAGAATGGGTTTGCGACCATGCCATAGCGGGTCTTAAATCCAATCTTTGGCTGGAACGTATCCTGACCAACCGCACGAACCATCTGGAGTGGGACGTATGGGCAGTAGAATAGACCGGCGTCGAATGCGCTGGAACCCTTATAACCGACAACTGCATAGTTACCGCCAGCATATGGGTCAACGTATACGCGAGTACGACCATTTAGAACACCAGCGAAGGTGTTGCCTGT